AGAATAGGAAACTCTTTGTCACCAGTTCTCAGTTGCTGTGCTACTAACTTGCCATCAACATTATGTAATGGACAAATGTGTACAGGCTGGCCCCGATACGAGCCAATCTTGTAACCAAAATGCTTTGCCGTTTCTAAGCTAATACCACGTTGCCGTAGCGCAGAGATTTCACCTTGTATTAAATCACTAGCCATACGAGTCCTTGAGCTTTGGGTTGTCTGTTCTCCATCATCATCAGGCCATTCCATCCGGCCACAGCCAGTGCCATAGCAGTAGGCTCGGCCTGATGCATAACGAGTTAGATTGTCACGGGAACCACAGTCTGGGCAGGGTTCACGCCCCACTACAGGGCTGTCGTCATGTTCCCGCATGGTCAGTGAGTTAAACTATATTCAGCGTACTGAGTCTTGTTAACGCCATCTTTCATGGTCGTTGTGACATCTAGTCCACTCTTCCTCAAGGTGTAAACCACAGCAGCAAGGCGTGTGATTCCGTACAAGCCAATCGCTTCAATTGAAGTTAACTTGCGGTTGTTGTTAAGGTGATTAATTACTGTATTGGTTTGGGTCATAATATTTTTTCTCTCAGTTATTGAGTTCATAAGAATGATGAAACGCCCTCAGAATTGAAGGCGTTTGTTTGGGTCTAGCTATGGTGCTACTTTAATAATTTCATCAGCCCACCACTGCTTCACATCGAAGCTTGGGCAGTCTTTAGAAACTTTGGGTAGGTCACGATGGCCTAGAACTTCAGCGTCCGGATACAGTTCCTTTAGCCTTTCAACGAGTGATTTGAGAGTCACCCATTGTTCGTCCGTAAAGTTGTCTTCTGAAACATTAACGTCAGTTTCAGTAACACCACCGACCATTGCGATTGCTATAGAATTAGAATTAAAACCACGCGCATGTGCGCCTATGTCCTCAGAGTTACGGCCTTCTTCTAGCCAGCCGTTTCGTCTAATTACGTAGTGGTAACCGATACCGAAAAATCCACGATGTCGATGCCACGCATCTACTTCTACTCTTCCTACGTCCATAGAAGGACGTGTTGCTGTGCAGTGAATTACGATTAATTCTGTACTGCTTCTTTTACTTCTTTTAGCCATGCGTTGGGAATACTCTCCTTTGCATACAGGAATCCGTGTTTCTCGCACCACATTGCGTATGTAGTCCGTGAAGATTTTGAGATTCGCTGCTTTGGGTTTGAGAACACAAATCTGATGTCTAAATCAGGATGCTGTTCTTTTATGAGGATGTGCTTCTGGCGGTCAGCCACCATGAAGCGACCTTTGGTTTCAATAAACATTGTTCCAATCTTGAAGTCCGGAGTGTATGTTGAAATACGAGAAGGTTTTGTGTACTTAATTTTTTCCTCTTCGTAGGTGTACGGGACACCAAGAGCCGTAAGCTCATTAGCAACCCGTACTTCTAGTCCACTGCGAAATCCATACTTCAGTCCAATTTGTTGCTTAGAAAGGGAAGGCTTCATTCGCTTCCTCAGCTTCTTCAGAGAAGCCTTGAGCTTCTGGAGCGACAGTCTGGCTTGCATGGTCATATCCATCTTCATCGTCAAACAAGCTAGTAGCATCACTACCACCAGCTAGTGCTTCAATGACTTGGACTGAACGTAAACGTAGTGATAACCCTGCACCAGCAAGCGATGTGTAGTACGGAATGACTTGAAAGCCAACACGCACAAGTGAGCCATTCCATAGCGGAATCTCCTTGTTGATAGGGTTACGTTTTGCATCAACGACCAGTGGTTTCTGGTCAAACTTGTCACCATTTTTTGTGGTGACTTTGGCTTTCATCTTTAGCTTGATAGTGACATCACCAGTTTCTTGGTTGACCACATAAGGGTCAGTAACACGAAGCTTGTCTCGTGTCTTTCCGGTTTCGTCTAATGCTGACTTAATGGCTAACTCATGGGCTGCATCTAACATCGACATGATGTCTGTAGCGTCTGCGTTATCCATAATTAGTTTGGTTCCAAATTCACCATCTACATTGAATTTAGTATCTGGCTTCCATAACTTCGCCCATTCAGTCCGACCTTTTGGTGAGATGTGCATTGGCAGTTTGTTGGATTTCTTCTTTACTTGGGTCATATAATTTCCTATATGTTAGGTGCGTATAAACGCTATTAGTTAATGTGTTTTGCGATAAATTCATCGAGAATTACGCCTTGCTCCATGAGCTTGGCAGCTAGGTCAAGAGGCAATGGTTCACCTGCTTGTAAAAGGCGAGCAGCAAGTGCTTGCTCTGCGGTAAGGTCTTTAATAGTTAATCTCCATATACAAGAAACCCCTCGGAATTGAGGGGCTTGGTTTAGGTCTGGCTATGGTGCAACTTTAATAATTGCTGCTCCAAAACAGCCTTGCGTTATCAACACTAATGTTTCTTTCACATACACTTATATGTTGCGAGTTATACATTGTTGTTGATTGGTTTATTTCAGGCAAAAGAATAGCGTGATTCTAGTGCTACATGCCTTTCCAAACTGCCCTTTGATGGGGGCAAAGGTAAGTCATCAACGTCTTCTGGCAGAAGCTGTCTGCGTAACTCCAGATATAGGTCATGCACTACATCTGATGTTTCATACATCTCAACCATTGCTTCTCTGATGATACCTCCAAAGCGTCCAGTGTCAGCACAGTGAGTTCCAAAGCTGTCATGGATTAACATGAACGCATCAATGCCCTCTTGTTTTGCCCTTGCAACGCAAAGCTGAAGGTGGGCTGCATCCCAAGAGTGAACCACGTTGGGGGCCATACCCTGACTAGATTTCCGACTACATATCTGGTCTGTTTCCTTGCTCATTGTCATAAAGACGAGCGTACCATGTATGTTGGTCTTAACTCTGTGTGAGTCAGTGTTGTAGTAAGACTGAACAACAGGAAAACCTAAAGGTGTAGTCCAACGAACTGGCATGGTTTGTTTAGAGCCATCCTGCATTGTGAACTTAGTTTTAGCCACCTTGTTCGCAGTAGACGTTAACCATTCCATAAGCATAGCTGGACGTTTAACTGTATCAACCACAGCATCCCAGAGGTGACGAGAAACATAATTGGCTGCACGATAACCATCATCGTATGAGAATGGAAAATCCTGGCATGTATTAACACACTCACGCTTCAGTGGGCGCATCACATCTTCGATGATTTGCTCCTTAAATCCATACTGTTTAGAGCCGTATGAATAGGTCATTACGCTTCGCTTTGCCTCCTTGCGTCCAAAGCCGTATTTAAGCCATTCTAAGGCCAGTTCAGTATAGTTAGGTACTCTTACCCCCATGTTGTTTAGGACAGGCTCACCCCAATGCTCGAAGGGCTGCTGTGAGTCTTCAATTAGCTTCTTTACTACCTTATCAGCTACGATTTGATATACATCTTGAGGTTGCTCATTTGGTATGAGGTTCACACTCTTGGCAGTAGTCTTGCACTTCATTGCCATAGCTAAATGTTGAAGACCTGAACAGCTTCCGTCCATTGATGCAGGGATGTGAGATACGAATGAGTCTCCTTGCTCTAGGAAACCCTGCCACTCCATCGCAGCAGCCATGAATAGAAAAGGCTTGTCTGCATCTACCCACTTCCGGTTTTCCCAAGGATTAGCTACGCAGTCCATTATCCAATTTTCATTGTCCATAACCCACTGCACTCGCTCTTCAAATGAGCATTTGCTTATCTTACCGAAGTCACCCACGTTGGCTAAATGAATAGCTAACCACTTCCAACCATCTTTGCCCAAGGCTTTACCCTTAGCAAACTGGAGCGTGGCTTTCATTTCATCCGGCCCCATACAGTTGTATGAACTGACACTGTAAACACGTCCACGAAAGTCTAACTGATAGCCAAAGAAAAATTCATCGTACTGACTAAATTCAGCAGCAGTTTTAAGCATCGAAGTAAATGCAAACTTTTTAGAGTCCATTACACGATTGCCTACGTCTACTCTGTTTCGCTCCTGTGCAAAGGCAGCCTTTTCTTGTCTCGTTGCCTCATCAAACGATTTCAAAGGCGCAGGTTGTGGTTCTTTCTCCATTGTAGGTATTGAGCTACACCATTTAACTTGGTTTTCGTACATCTCGTTCATCAGTTTAAGAATAGGCTTATTGACCGACCACGCTGTCTTCTGCATTGCATTGACTGCATAAAGCACCACGTCAATGTCACTGTTCTTTAGTTCATCAAAGTAAGCTTTGCTGTTGGTCTTAACAAATTTAACAGGTCGATTATGACGAGTGTAATAGACACCATTGGTCAAGTTAGACAAATTCCAATCACGAGGCTCGATAATCAGAGGCTTATACATTGGTGAGGTAAGTCCAGCTTTTTCACATCGCTGGGAAATCCAATCTAGTGTCTCTTGGGTTGCTACAAGACGCTTAACTGTCTTTCGTTTACCTTTAGACTCTGTGACAATCTGGACTAAACCAACAGTCTCCATAAGGATTGTTAAAAGCTTTGCACCAATCTGAAGAACAGCATTGTTGTCCCAATCTTGCCATGCTTGGACATTACCTTTTGATGCTTCATCCACCATGCCTGAAATAAGAGCAAGTCGCCTAGCTTTACCTTGACGTTTCTTATGAGCATCTATTAAACGCTTGCACAGAAGCTTGTCATCTTCACGAAGTTGTTTAAGTCTGTATTCATCTTCAACATTGTGTACAGCGTGTCTAAGCACAGACTGCAACATCATGTCCTTTTTGCTGATGCCATTGATGATGTACTTCATAAAGATAAAAGCCACCACCTTTGGGTCACCCCCAACAAGCTTGGACTGCACTCTGCCACCTCGACCTGCCCTTATAGGTTGGTTGAGCCATTCTGTTACTCCCTCGGTAAATCGCTCTAGCCCTTGGACTAATAAAGTATGACCATACTCGGTATTGGATTCTGTATTCTTCTGTTGAATCTTTAAATTGTTATCAATCATTTTTTTAAGTCCTTCATCCCTCATAGACATCTCAATGTCTAACTGCAAGCTAAGAAGATTTGCTTCTTTGTTGGTGGAATCAATGATGAAAGTTTCTTTAGTATTCTGCGACATTTGTCACTCCTGATTTATGATTATCAATTGTTACTATTTAGCACCTTGTAAGACGCAACTTCCCTGTTGTCGGGATGAGACAATTCCTGACTTCCATA